ACCCGAATCCGAAAGCGGCTTGCCGTCGCGGTATTTTAGCCCCAACCATTTCGGACGGCCTGCGTAGCGGAAATTGAGCTTGACCGCCGTGTGCATGGTTTCGGACAGTCGGCGCATCAGCAGGTAGCGGTTTTCGATCCCGTTGCCAAGCCGCTCGATTTGGTTTAGGACGACAAAGATATTGTCTATTTTGACATCAATCATGGTATGATTCCTTATAGGCGTTGGAAAAGCGGTGATAATCTCGATACCGCAGCCTGCCCTTTAGGGTGTCCGAGAGCGTGTGCAAGTGAATTCGAGCCTTGCCCAACGTCTATTTCAATACTTCCTTCTTCGCCATAAATTTGGCAATCTCTTTGTCGTTACTGATTCGGTACGACTGTAGATAAATCTCATCCACCTCCTTAATATATTTTAAAACTGCCCACAATGCCGAGCCTTTATAGCGAGCTGTGAAAATCAATTCACGATTGTCGCGGATGACATGTTCAGGGTTTTGCAGCATATCCGGCAAAAAAGCATAGTAGGAGTCATCGAAATTCTGCCCCTCACGGCTGTCTACCTGTTTAACCAACGTATCATCAGACAGCCACACCGTCGCTCGTGTCATACCTGCCAATTCTTGCGTTTCCTTGCTCAATACACCCGCAGCAAATTTAAGCTGTCTTGATAGCGCGTTTCGGATTTTGATTTTCTGCTCTTTATCGGGCTTGCCATCAATATCCAAACGTTGCTTGACTTCATAAAACTCTTTTTCAAGCTGTTTAAAGCTGGTTTTAAAATCCGCGCCACCCATTTCCGCTTTGGCAAATTGATGCGCCAGCGCGCGGTCGTACTTGTCTAAATCGGGGCGGTAGTTCATTCGCCCGGCGTTGTAGCCGAAGCCTTTGTCAGCTATGTAGAGGCTGCCGTCCGGGGCTTTGTAGGCAGTCGTCGGGTAGCTGTCGCCTTTTTTGTTGTAGATTTTATGGGTCTCGACCAGATTGTCCGCCGTGCTTTGCCCGACAATCCGCCCCTGGCGTTCCACATCCCACTCCGACAGTGCGATGACCGAGCAGCGGCAGTTGTAGCCGTTGGGCGGGTAAAACGTTGCCCAAAACGGGTCGTCGTAGCGGTACACCAGCCCGTCTATTGCCGAATGCGCCGGACGTGTGCGGCTGTCGCCTACCGCGTCATACATCCAATAAGGTCGTGCATCAATATTTGCCATATATCCTTGATATTGACCGGCGTTGTAGGCAGTTTGCATGTTGGTACGGTAAATCGTCTCCAACCTCCGCGGCGAACCGAATACCTCGCCGGTGGCTGGGTCGATGATATCCTTACCGTTATGCCCGTTCGGATGCAGCCAGCCCTTGTTGCTGAGCAGATTCAAGATACCTTTTCGCCAATCGTCAAACGACTGTCCACTTTTTGCCGATTCAACCATCGAAGTTTTGATGTCGTTGAGCATATCCAAGTCGGTCATGCGGGCAATCGTATAGACTTTGGCAATTTCGGAGGCTGTCAGATTGCGGTAGCTCTCCGCCGTAACCTTTTTACTTTCCAGCCACTCGATTGCCTTTTTTGGCGGCAGACTTAAGGCAAATCCCAAATCAGGCGCGGGCATGGTCTTGTCCCAAAATATCGCTGATAAACAAGGCCTGCTGCATATAGGTACGCAGTTTCGCGTTGTCCAAATTCGGATAAAGCGCATTCAGTGCGGCATCTGCCTCCTCGTAGCTGTTGCAAGCATTAAGTGCGGCAACCGCCTGACGCACAATCGGGTTGAGCTGAGAATTGAAATCGGGCTCAACCAGCGCGTCATCCAACGCGCCGTCCAATATTTCCTGATGCCTGCCCGTAGCCTTAGATGGTACGGTGTGGGCGGATAAAGCCGCCAATGCAGTTCTGTTTACCGGATTGTCCGGTACCTGCCGCACCAACACAGCCTCACCCTCCTGCACATCTGGAATGACCAGTTTGTCGCGCACCCAGCTTTCGGGGATTTGTACGCCGACATCCACCAGTTTCGGGATAGCGTCGGCAAAGACCGCGATGTCTTTCGGCTCGCGCGTGTCAAATTCAAATTTCGGCACGCGGTTTGGGTCGGCATGGGGATAGTTGATTTGCAGGAACGGTCCGATGATTTGGCTTGTGATGGTTTGCGCCACCTGTTTTGCGTCCGACACCAGCAAATCGCGGCGTACCTCGTTGTGGATATTGCCCAGCGCGTTGGTGCTGGATTTTCCGTCCGCACCGCTGGTTAGCGTTTGCCCCAAAATCAGCCGCGCCGCCGATTTTTCGCACCAGTCGGCCATCTGCAAAAACGGATTGCCGGCGGAAGTCATGCCGTTTGCCGCGTTGTGCAGCTCGATTTCCATACCTTCGGGCATGATGCCCGCCGCGTTGTGGCCGATTTCCGCCACCGCCCGAAGCAGGGTGTTTTTTTCCTCCTTGCTTGCACCCGCGCCGTATTTGCCGATGCGGATGGGCATGCCGTATAGCTCCAAAAACTCGGCAAAATCGTGGACGGCGTAGTGTTTGAACATATACAGCCAGGAAAGCGTGCGGAAAAGCCCGTTGCGCGCCTGCTGGACGCTGCGCGATTTTTGGGTATGGATGACCCAGCCCAGCGGCCACAACGCTTCGCCTTCCGGATTTTCGCGGGTACGCAGCAGCAGCCCGTCGTCTTTGTCCCATTTGAACCAGCTTTGCGGGCGGTGGATAAAGTTTCGGGGTAGGTAAAGGCCGTCTGAAAATACCCACTCGACCTCCAACGCAGAAAATCCGTGCCCAACCGCGTCCATCAAATCCATAATCAGGTCTTCGAGGGTAGGCAGGCTGTCCATCATTTCGTAGGCTTGGTCGGACAGCTTTTCTTCTTCGGGCGTCGCATTTCGCGGCGGGGCGACGCGCCAGTTGAGCGTCAGCAGCGCGCGTTTGCGCGTCCCCATATTTGCCGCGATGTCGCTGTCGCGCTCCTCAATGTCCGCGAAAAGCTCGTGTTGGGCTCGGATGTCGCCGTTTTCCGCGTCCTCGAAGAGGGCGCGCATTTTTTGAGGCGTAATAAAATTGGACGGATGTTCGGCGATAACTCGACCGGTCGCCGTAATTTGAGCCACGTCCGTCTGCAATGCAGCTTCGGGCTTTTGGATTTTAGTTTTATTGTCCTTTTTTGCCATTATCGGCTCCATTTACTTTTTATCTCGTCATCAAAATCCTTATCGGTAGGGCTTTGCCATTCTATCGGCACACAATTCGCCACCGCCCCCGACCAGAGCATATGCACGGCATCAGGACCATCATCATGATCAGCCTTTGGAAAATGGCGGAACTGCTGTATCAGCGTCTGTTGGCTCTCATTCAACAGAATCAAACCGTTCGCCATGTGAGGCTGCAAAGTCTCAATCCGCAAGAGCTTGTCCGATACCGGCTTGACCGCCCGCGCCGGGACAGGTATTCCACGCGCCGCGCTGCGCTTGACCAGCTCGTCTTTCAAAAATTCCTGAAACTGAACCGTCTCAATAAACCACAGTTTGCAACGATATTGACGGTGCAATCTGATAACGTCCTCAATAATCAAATCAGGGAGACGTTTTTTAATCTGAGCTTCCACGACATACAGTTTGCCGGTTTCACGTTGATAACCGCCAATGATAATCGCCGACGGGTCACGGCTCGCCCCCGCTTTACCCAGCGACGGGTCGAGCGCACCGAAATACACCAAATCGGACGGCAGGTCGTTCCAAAACTTCATCGACTTGGCAAACGGCGCATCTTCGCCGCTGACCGGGTCGTTTTGATATTCGCTGTCAAACGTCGCATGACCGTCACGGGCGCGGATTTTCATCAGCGCGAGTACGCCACGCGCCGCCCAAGAAGTGACTGCGCCGCGCTCCATCTCGTCTTTGTTTGCCTGATAAAACGCCTCGGCCACAGTCTCGCCGTCGTTTCGGAAAAGTTCTTCCCATCTGTCCCACAAATCCATGCGATCAGGCCAGCGTTTCATCGCCTTAAACTTAACACCCCGCCAAAACGGGTTATTCAAAGTGCGGTTCAGCACACTGTCGTAATGCAAAATCGTGCCGATATAGATCACATCGTATTTCTGACCGACCCCGCCCAAAGGCAATACCGTTTTAGTCAGCCACGCATTGAGCTTGTCGCGCTGTTCCGGGTTGCGGACTTGCTCGTCATTCTCAATATCGTCCAAAACAGTTAAGTCAGGACGGTAAGGGCCGTGACGCAAACCGCGCAGCTTTTTACCGCTACCGGCCACTTGGACTTTAACGTCATTGGCCGTCACAATCGTACCGGCCTGCCATACACGGCCCTGCCCGCATACTTCCGGAAAGTCGGTTTTCAAGCGCGGGTTAAATTCAAGTTCCGCCTTGATGGCTTCCAGCATCGGATACGCCTGGTCTATGCTGTCCATCACAATAACGGCATAATGTTTTTGACCGGTCACAATACACCACAGCGTAAACAACTGAGTAACCTGCGTCGACTTACCCTCGCCACGCGGCGCACCCACCGCCTCATTTTCCCCTTTGGGGGAGCGGATAATCTCCGGCAGACGGCTGAATAAAAACGCATGCAGTTCGGATTTTTCTGGGGAGCGGATATAATGGGGGAAGTAGGTATTTACGAAATATTCGTAACCGCCTATCGGGTCAAATACCTTGGCACGGCGTGCAGCAACAGCCTTGGGCGACGCATCGAAGCCGTCCACTTCCGCTTCGATAACTTGGCGCAGGCTGGCGGCCAGTTCGGCAAGGGATTTGAGGAAATCTTTATTTTTCATAAGGGCAAAAAATGAAATCGATTGATTTAGAAATATCCAAACTGTTAGATGCGGGCAAATACACGCCGTCTGAAATACAAGATTTATTGGAGGAGCAAGGCTTTAAAATTTCACTGAAAGAATTAGCCGATCATCTAGAACAATTGGTTGCAATTGGTGTTGTTGGTAAATATTCTGATGACACGTTTACTTCACGATTAAATTAACTGAAAACTAACCAAACTTCTTCTCCACTTCCGCCCCAAACGGCTCCAATACCTCCACAAAGGCAGGCAAATGTTTGGGGTGTTTTTCTTGCACAAACGCCATCAAGAACTCAATCAATTCCAAAGCCGTCGCCAGTTTTGACGTTTCCGGCATCACACGGGCATTGGCGGATACGGTTTTGGTAAACGCATCGGCAAGGCTGGCCAACAGCTTGGCACGGTCGGACGGCGGCAAATCTTCGGTACTCGAATCCTGCAGCATCGTCATCGTGCTGTTGTACTGCACCATAAAACCGGCCAACATCGCACGGCTCAAATCCTCAATACCGCCACCGGCCAAAGTGTAAGCGGCGCGCATCTTATCCCAGTCGTCGCCTTTTCCTTATCCGCACGTTTCCACGCACGCGCAGTGGCCTGCGGGATTTCGCACATCAAGGCCGCCGTTTCCAAAGTTTGCTCGCCGCTCACATAGAGCCGGCGTAACTTTTCACGGATTTCTTGCGGGTGAGCCATAATTACAGTCCCATTTTCGCTTTAAGCAATTCCCAGCCGACCGTAATCACGCCGCCGCCCAGTGCGCCGAATGTGATGGCCGTGCGTTTCGTGTCTTGGCGGATTTGTGCAATTTCCGCCTGCATTTCCTTCTGATTTTTCAGAGTCTGATCAGTCTTGTTTTCAATACGCGCCAAGGCTTCCAAAATCGGGTCGCTCATGATTTGTCCGCTTTCCTGTCCAGTTTTTCGTTTACTTTTTCCAACTTGTTTTCGATGCGCCCCAAAGAAGCCGCAATATTGTCGCGGTCTGCCTTGGCATCCTGCTTGGTGTGGTACGAGAGCTTGACTTCGTGAAGCTCCTCTTTAAGGTCGTCGATACGCTTGTCCGCCTCTTTCAGACGGCCTGAAATGCCGTTGACCCAAAACCAAAATGCCGCCGTCGCAATCGGCCACAGAGTCCTAAAACCAAATTCAAAGTCCATTTAAAACCCCTTTAAACCGGCACATCGCCAAATACGATACGGACGGAGTAGCCGTCAGGGCGATTGCTGGAAATTTCGAGTCCATCTCCATCGTTACAAACGCAGTAATACGCCGAAATCGTCTGCCAAACTGCACGCTTAAAGGTGTCGTAGTTTGTATTTGGATATTCAAGGTTAAACGTCGTCTGAAAATCCTTATCCATGCGTACCGCGTACTCAATGCCTGCCTTATCCAACAGATCGGAAACATGAATGACAAACGGCTCTTGCTCGCGTGCGCGGCTCAATCCCAGCTCTAAATCCGCATGGCGGCAGGCGACCATGCGTTGCACCAAATCACGATAAGTCGTCATCGCGTGCCCTCCGAACCGTCAACTGCTGCTTGACTGTTGACCCAATCGCGCCAAGCCTGATTTTGGTTTTCCAGCTCCGAAACATAGCCGCCAAACTCAGCGGCGTGTTCCAACAGCGTTGCCGTCTTGCCGTCTTTCGGCGGATTCGGGCGTACCGGCGCAACCATCAACGCAGCGGGCGGTGTCGGCATGACCGCCTTTTCGACAACCTTAATTTCCGTAGCCGAGGGCGCGCTTGTAGAGCTGCAGGCCGTGATGGCCAAAGCCGTCAATACAACCGCCGCTTGCATTTTTACGGTCTTGAGTAAGGACATTTTCAATTTCCTTTTATTTTCCGTTTTCAGACGGCTGACTTCCGCCTGTTTTTTCGCCAATGCCATGCCAACAGCGTGCGCCTTTACTTCATATTTTTTCGCTTCCGCGCGCGCCAGTTCCAGTTCGAGCGCATAGTTTTGAGCCGACAACAGCAGGGCTTGCGCTTTGTCTTTTTCCATCTTGTCAATGACCGCCTGCTGCTTCGCAAAAGCCGACTTGTAGCCTTGATGGTGCGACACCGCCAAGAGAGTGCCGACAAGCGCGATGATGGCAATCGCCTGCAGGTTATTCACCGGCAGTTTCACGAGATTCATTCTCGACCTCCTGACGTTTGACGCTGACAAACGAGCGCGCCACCGCATAGCCGCCGACAATGCCCAAATACACCGCCCAAATCTCCGCCGATGGGTCGGGCAACATCACAAATTTAAACGTCCCCGCTGCGCAGGCAACGTTTGCCCACAGTTTCGAGTGCGACACATTGCCTGTCGCCGGGTTTTTAAAAATATCCAAAATACGCATTGCTATTCCACACTTTTGGTTTGCAGGTGCCGTTTCAGCATTTCCCGATAATTGGCCAGTTCGCCCTCCGCAAATTCAAACGCCGCCAAATCAGCCCGTTCGCTTGCCTCACGGCTTTTGGCCGACCACAGCCCAATCATCTTTTCGTAAAACTCAACCTGTCCCATGATTAACGACGATTCTTGCGTTTGCGCGCCGCGCGTTTCGCGGCTGCCACGCCTGAGTTTCTTAAATTTGGGCGTGGATAGGTGTGTATCGGACGAACATTTGGCATCTGTATAAGTGCGCGGTTTACCTGCTCATTACTAGGATTTTCTCCAATCAATTTTGTAAGAAAATAGGAAGCAGCTTCTTTCAATTTACCAATAATATTCATACTCTTGCCGCCCCCAATTCCATCGCAATCGCGTCCGCAATCGCGCGGCAGATGCCCCATTTAGTCGTCTTAAACAAGGCCAAATCAGTGTCGTTGCTGATGAAAAAAGGCTCAAACACAATGCCGCCGGCCTGCGCATAAGCCAGGCGCGAATGCTGGCCCGCATTGTCGGGTTTAAAGCCGTCTTCGCCGCGCAGTTTCCAGCCGGTTGCCTTGGCAACAGCCTTACTCAATACCTGACACCAGCGTTTGTTTTTCGGCGTACTCAACGCCTCAATGCCCGTAGCTGCTTTACCGGCCGCCGCGTTGGTATGGAACTCAATCGCCACATCCGAGCCGCGAATCAGTTTTACGGCTTCACGCAGCGGCATATTGCCTTTGCCTGTGCCGTCGGTTTTAACGGTCAAGCCGTAGTCATCGCGCAAGATAGATGCCACGATGTTGCGCATATCCTGCGCCAAGTCCGCCTCACGGTCGCTTCCGTTGACCGCGCCCGGGTCGGTGTTGCTGTGTCCGGCAGTCAGACAAACAATTTTGCTCATTAAAGCCTCCCTCAAAATCAGATTAAAATGCACTTTCAGAGGCTTACATTTTCAAACGGCATGGCTTTTGCAGCGGTCGAAACAGTGTCAGTAGGCAACAAAAAGGCCGTCTGTTGTTCAGACGGCCTTGGCATGATTCAACCTTATTTGATTTTCATCGAACAAGTAAATGTGTCAAATGGTTCATCTCCGGTCAACACGGCTAAACAATCATTTATAGGCAGATTAATACCTTTACGGGCATAGACAGTTGTCTCAGCTTCAGGAGGATGTTTAATTTGCTCTTTACAAGCGGCTATAGCGTTGTCGTAGTTTTGTTTATAATTGGCAACCATAGCATTTTGGTTTTGTCTGGCGGTAAAGTAGTCATATGCAGCATTGGCGGCATTGGTACACTGATACAATCCAGCCTTATCTTCCAAAAATGGCCCGCCGAAAGTTTCATCGGCTGATTTGGCAACAGCGATAAAAGCCTCGTTAAATGTCTTGACCTCCGCCAAATTGCTACCGTTTAACACCATACCGCGGCTTTCCTTTTCAGCTTGAGCAAGCAATGCCACCAATTTTTCTGCATGGTTTTTCAGTTCGCCGTGCCGGCGGATTTTGTCTAAATTATTCTCCCCTATAAAGTATTCTTCGTTTTTGAGGCGCTCCACGATTTTCACTTTCGGGTCGGGCTGCGTTTCTTGTTGTGCTGGAGCTGTCTGTTTGACTTCCTCCGATACTTGCCCACACGCCGCCAAACCCAACGCCAGCAGCACAAAATAAAACGTTCTCATATTTTTCTCCAAAATAAAATGCCATACATCTGCATGGCATTCCATTCTAAAACAAATTCTCCTGCTCCGCTTCCTTATTCGCCTGCTTCAAAATCCGCCACACATGGCGGTCGCTTAGACGGTGTGCCAAGGCCAAATCGTTAACGGCCTCATAAGCAGGGATACCGCCTGCCGTCTGTCGGTCAAACTGACTGCGGATTTTACGGTTACGCAGCTCATACAAGGCCGTCTCGCAACGGGGTACAAACAGATTGCACGGAGCCATTGCCTCCACCAGCCGACCGGCCGCCTCACTGCCGATAATCTCCTCCAAGTATGCAACACGGGATTGACTGTTTTTCGTATAACCCTGCCGCAACGGATAAGTCGTACCGCCCATCAGGCGCACCAACTCCAGCGTTTCATTAAACCCGATGACCGTAATCAACGCCTGTACACTATCAGGGAGCAGATGCTTGACCGCGCCAAAATCTGCCGTCTCATACATCACACAGCCCCTTTCTTACGGCGGTTCGCACTAATCTGCAACGCCGCCACCAGCTTGTGCATATTGCCGTCTGACAGCCATTCCACGCGGTCAACCTTAAACATCTTTTTCGCCGTACCGTGCGCATAATTCCAAGTCCAGCCGTTATCCAGCAGCAGAGCTTCGATTTTGCGCATCATCGGATCGGCAGACTCGCGGCGGTTCGGCCGACGGCCTGCCGTTTTCTTCGGCGCAAACCCATGCCGGCGCAAATCCTCGACCACACGCTCCAGCTCAGGGATACTGCACTCGGTACACGACCGCTTGCCCGTCACACGCTCCAACACTGCGCGATAGGTTAGGTCATCAAGCCCTAGCTCCTTTTGAGCGATTTTAATTTTGCAATCAATGCCCGGCGCATCATTTCTCCAATACAACATATAGTATAAATTAGCGAATATTATACCAATAAAATACAATGTATAGTATTAAGTTGATGTTTTTTTGCGAAATTGGAAGGCACAAAAAAGGCCGTCTGAAACAGGTTTTAAACTGTTTTCAGACGACCTTTTAAACATCAGCGGCTTTAACGGTTCACCGCGTCTTTCAAAGCCTTACCTGCATGGAATTTAGGCGTTTTTCGTGCTGCGATGATCAGTGGTTCGCCCGTTTTCGGATTGCGGCCTTTACGCTCGGCGGATTGGGCGGCGTGGAACGAGCCGAAGCCGACCAACGTAACGTCTTTGCCGTCCTTCAGCGTCTGCGTTACCACGCTGACAAACGCATCAACAAATTCCGCCGCATCGCGTTTGTTCAATTCCGCTTCATCGGCGATGGCTTGGATTAATTCGGATTTATTCACTTTTTGACTCCTATTTAGATTTAAATGCGGCAGACCGTGCCGCGCGGTTGGTTTATAGTTTCAGACGGCCTCAACCGAGGCCGCCGGTGATTTAGACCAACTCCTGCTCCGTAGGCTCAATCACAAAATCCTCAAGCCCCGACACAATCTTAATTCCCGGCACTTGGCCGTCTGAAAAACGCTCTTTTTGATTCAGGATGGCATCTTTGTCGATTTCCTTCTTCGTACGGACAAACTCGGCAAAGGCGGATTTCTCCGAGAGCCACGCCAAGACGGCGGCCACGCCCGTTACCTTGACGGATGGCGGACGGATGCGCCATTTAATCAGGCCGGTAGTAAAGTCCACGGTTTTGGTTTTACCGTTTTCCGTCAGCTCGTCCTTATGCGCTTCGCAGTAGGCGGCTACACGTTCGGTCAGGCTCATGATTTCGGCACACATCGGCGCGGCTTTGGCGGCATATTCTTCTTCGATGACCGCTTTTTTATCGCCTGCTTCTGTTTCCAGGCGTTTGACTTCGCGTTGCAAGTCGCCGATTTTGCGGATAAACGCAGTGACTTCCGCTTTGTCTTGTGCCGCTTCGATGGCGGGTTGTTTGATCCTGGTTTTAGCCATTTTCTCTTTCCTTTCAGGTTGGGTTTAACATTTCGGCTTGCTCAAGCCTTGTTCGCGTTCGCGCTTGGCAAGTGCCTCAACTTTCGCGCGGTGTCTCAAAATCTGCTCGGTGGCGGTTTCAGCCGGAGGCGGTATCAGTGACTTGCCTCTTAACACCTCTTTAATTACGCCATGTATGCGGTTTAAAGCCGATTTTCCCTTTGCTTTTTCCTCCGCCGTGGGGTGGTAGTGGTGCTCCAGCTTCAACGGCTTCGGCGGTGGCGGCAGCTTGTCTAAAAAGTCTTTGGGCGACGGCCAGCGGTCGGTTTCATTCGCCAATACCATAAAGGCCGTCTGAAACCGCTTCACATCGCGCACCTCATCCCACTCCCGGCCGTGCGCCAATACACGGCTCCATGTTTGCGCAGTGGCGGCCACAGTGTCGGCAGCCGGCGAACCGCTCAGACGCAGAGTCAAAAGCATGGTCAGGCCGTCGATCATGGCGTTATGCAGTTGGGTAGGCAGTTCTTTCATTTCTTCAATCCTTGCAGCGACGCGGCTGCGGTAAGGGTTTGGCTGGGGTTGGCCGGCAGTGCGGCTCGGCGGTTTGGTTGGTTTACTGTTTGATTCCCTGCGCTTGGCTGGCCGACCCGGCCTGCAAGGATTTCGTATAAGTATCCGTGCGACTTCAGCGGCGTTTTCAGACGGCCTTGGTCGCGTGCATTAACGGTTTCATTAAATCCGTGAATCCAAGCCTCGGTAGGGGCAGGAAAACAAACCCCGTCACGCGCCGCCTCCTGCGCCTTAATCATCGGCATCAACTCGTTCAACAGTTTCGCGGTACGCGCCCAAGAAAGCTGTGATTTGGCGGGGCGGAACAAGCCGACATACCGTATCGCCGCCTTGCCCAATTCCGCATCCATTTCCAAAACAGCCCTCAACACCGCCGAAGCCTCTGCATCATTGATTAAGCTGTCCAGACTATGCACCGCACCACAGTTCGGGCATTTGATGTTCATTTAACCACCCCAATAATTGCTAAAAACACTATAAAAACAACAACCAACCCAAAAAACATACCGCAGGCATCCAAAACAACCGCTTTAGTCCGCCACTTAAACCAGTTTTCAATCAGGCTCATCAGTGCCAAAACCACCAGTGCCAAACCAATCAGCCCGCAGATCAAGAGATAAATCATCATTCCGGTAGCCATCACACTTCCTCCCATAAAGTTATCGCCCGCGCCAAAGTATCCGCCTCGGCAGTCTTCCACATCCCGTCCGGCGACCGCGCAGCGATTACAAAGCCTTCGCCGTCCTTCTTCATGACCATCAGCTCGCCACGGTCTTCGAGCCATTCTGCAATTTCTTTTGCATCCATTTCTTAAATCCTTTTAAATCAATACTTTATATTTTCAATAAGGCAAAAAAATATAGAGCGGCATCAACGGCTTACGTTTTAATTGTCGTCATTTTTTCTCCTCCTTCTTCTCAACAGGCCGTTTAAAACGCGCCTGATATTCCTCGATTTCGCGCTCTCGGCTTTTTTGCGCCGGTCGCGCCGTCGCACGCCTGCGGTGTTGTCCCCAAGCCTGCCAATCCGTATTACGTCGTCCGAAACTCATTTCACACATCCTTTCACAATCGCCTTATCGCCATATTTCGCGCGGACTTCCTTAAGCGCACGTTCCAAAGCCTCTTGTTTCGCCGTAGGGCTCAACGGCTTATCGCTCATAAACAATCCCTTTCATTTTTTCTTCCGTACTCATCGCCTCGTATTGTTCGACCCGGGCTTGAGCCTCCAAATCCGCCAGACGCTCGCGGCGCGACATTTCCAACTTTGCCGCCGACACCGCCGGCTTAGGGCGGCTGTCCCGCATCGTTCCCGCCAAAACCGCCCAAAACAACAAGCAAAAAGCCAAACCGATCCACTTGGTTTTTCGTTCGCAAAACAAATAAGACATTTTTATATTTCCTTATAAATCAATTATTTAATATTTTCTTAAGGCAAAAAAATTATTGCGTACCCAATCCGCCTTCACTTGAGCCGCCCATTCCTTGGCTTCCTCTTTGTTCTCGAAGCGTTTCCGCAGTCGGCGGATTTGCAACCATGCAAAGCCTTCTTTGCGCTTGCCGCGCACATCAGCCCGCCAAATCTTCCGCCGTTTATGGGTTTCGTCATCGTGCCAAGTGTCCTCATAGACTCCGGCGTGTACCGCATATTCGTGTCTCATTTCAGACGGCCTTTCTTATCGGATAATCAGGGAGCTGTATTTCTTAACGATACCGGCCTGCATCTTGATACCGTTCTTGTTCGCCGTGCGTACCGCGCCGCGCATCAATTTGCTCATCCGGCGCGTATTGCCGTTGCTATGTTTAACCAGTTCCAAGAGCGTTTCTTCGTCCGCATCAGGCAAAGCCGCTTTCGCAATCTCAAAGAGTTCGTCATCCGGCAAAAATTCGCCCAAATTCAGCGCAACCGACACTCGGCTATAAAGCTGCACCAGCTCGCCATGCTTACCGCGCAGGTTGGCTACCAGTCGGGGCATACCGCTCAACACCAAACCGCAGCCCGTTTCATCATGCAGTCGGCGGATAATCTCAAGGGCGCGCAAGGGCAGGTTTTCCGCTTCATCGACCACAATCAGACGGCCTGAATCACGCAATCTGTCCGATACCGATTCAAACAAATCATTCAGGCTACCCATCGCCGATACCTTCGCCGCCGTCGCCAACTTGCGCATCAGTACCAAAGCCGTAAAGCTCGGATTAGCCTCAATCAAGATAGCCGCAGGGTTTTTCTCGCAGTAGTTTTTGACCGACTGCGTCTTGCCCAAGCCAGCCTGACCGTAGATCACCACCGTTTCGCCGCCTTCGTGCGCATCGCGCATCACTTCTGCAATACGGCGTGTCGTCTTAGTCGATACAAATCCCAACACCAGCTCTTCACGTTGCGCCTTACTGTCCTGCATCTCCAAAAACGCCTCGATTTTCGGCTCGATGGTTTCATAATTACCGCCTTTTTCCGCATAAGTGCCGTTCAGATACATACTGATGGATGCCGGCGAAGTACCGATACCGCGTGCCAGTTGGGTTTGGTTCATACCTGATTTGGCTTTAAATTCAGCCAGTTTTTGTTGCAATGCTTGATTAATTTGTTTCATTTTTAATATCCTTGAGTTTTAAACAACCTTTAAAGGCCGTCTGAAATGAAAGAGTTTCCCGATTTAGAAATTTGAGCCTGATTCCGTTCAGCGGGAACACCTTGAATCTTTACTTGAAATCGTTGAATCCGCCCAAGAGCTCGCTTGAGTTTCAATTTTTCAACAAGCTCGGTCGAAAACGCTGCATTTTGTTGTTTGTCCATCATGTTTTCCTTTATCTATCCGCCTCAAACAACACAAAATCGTCCGTGCCCGTTTTCGGCAATACCGCATACTCCGCCTCGATGACGTTTCCGCCCAAATGTCCCAGCTCGTCCCAAGCTGCCGCCTGTTCCAGTGCCGGATTGACTTCCGCATTTGCGAGCTTGATTGCATTTTCCGCCCGCTTGATTTTGCCTTTTCGGCGTTTTTCCGCCAGTTGGTCGATACGCGCCGTCGGGAAAGCCTCGCGTGTATTGCCGTTGGCCTGCGCCTTAGTGATAAACTTGCCGTTCATATCAAACACATTGACCGCCGATGCATCGTCCAAATCGTAGCTGACCCGTACCTCGTCTTTGTGATACTCCGCCAGCTCCACCGAAAAATAAGAGTTATTGAACAAATCCAGCCAACCGCGCTGTACTTTTCGCACCTCTTGCGGCATAAACATCGTCGCCAGCTCTTCCGCCGACAACATATCCGGCGCGATACCGTCCTGTTCCAGCCTCATTTCCCGATAAGCCTTCGGCGTATAATGCCCGCCGTCAGGATGTCGGGGCAGCTCGCCGTGCGGGCGGTTGTTGTATTCGTCGATACACTTGGCCACATCCGCGATAAAGCGCGACCAGCTCGGCAGTTTTTTCAAATATTTCTGTTGTTCCTCCGTCAAATCCTTGCCTTTTTCCAAAGCATTAAAAGCACTTTCCATCTTGCGGTACATCAGATTCTTCGTGCTGCTGTCCATCCCCGCGCCCGCAAACGTCTCATACTGCCGCGCCATCTCAATAAGATTGTCTTTCCACCATCGCTCAATGATGCCTCGACCTTGCGGGTTGCCCGCGATACCCGTTTCATGGCGGATACCCAATCGGGACGTAATACCCGTGATTTCATGGTCTATCGTCTTGCCGGTTTGGCCGCCGCCGTTATCCGAGTAATAGATAATCGGCAAACCAAAATGCTTGACCCCGATACGCAGAGCGTCCGATACCGCCACACAACTTTCCGCGAGAGAGACCGAAAAACCGACCACAAACCGCGTACAACCATCAATAATCACCGTCACTTCCGGCTTAAACGGCCTGCCGTGTACCGGATGCGCCACCTTCGCCTTAAAGCTGTGGCCGTCGCCGATCCAAACATCGTTCGGCTTCAAAGCCCCCCAATCACGTTTCACATAAGGTAGCAGCGATTTATAAGCCGCCCCCGTTTTCCTGCCACGCTCCTGCATAATCAGCGGCAGCTTGCCCCAAACGCGCCGCACCATACTCAAATTAGGCACATCGTTAACCGGCATATTTTCCGCTTCCGCCCACTGCACAAACCGGCGGTAGCTGTGCGCCAGTTTCGGAGCTGAAGGGATGTTGTGAAACTGCATAAACATCGGCAACCATCCGTAACTTTCAATCGGCTTGACCGCCTTCGTCGTCTTCGGAGCCAAAGCAACCAACCGCTCTGTCGCGTTTTCCGCTTTCAAATAAGCAGAAATCCAGCCGTCTAAAGTACGTTCGCCAACCTTCGCCGACCGGCTGCGGTCATTGGCCTTTTCCAAGTTCCCAAGCGTGACCGCGTCCAATTTGCCTTCTGCCAGCAAGCCCAAAAACTGAGCCACCGCAGCCTTCGCAGAGCAATCGTATTCGTATTTAATCCCCAACACCGCCGCCACCACCGCACATCGCGCATCCGCCACCGACCGTTGTTTCTCGTTCAACAGCTTGGCCGCTTCAGCCAGTGCCTGAGCCGACATCGCCGTCCCCGGTCTGACTTGGGGCAACATTTTCGGCATCTTCTCTGCCAGCTCGTCCGACTGCCGTTTCATGATGGCTGCTCGGATTTCGGCAGGGAGGGAAGCGATTAAGTATTTTTTCAGACGGCCTCCACGCGCTTTGCCAACTTCTTCGATGTACGGCCAGTTCTGGGTTTTTGCTCTCTCCCTTAATCCTCTTGCTGTTGTAGGAAGCCCTTGAATATTAAGTTTAAGCAGCTCACCAATCGTTATCCCCATCTTCGTTTCCTCACTCGTCAATTCTTAACCCCAGCTTAATCGCGATAGCGCGCCCCTGACCGTATCGACACTTTGATTTCCCCGTCAACACGCGAGTAACATCTACGGAGTTGTGTCCGTTTTCTCTCGCCCATTGCGCAACTGTTAAATTATTGTCTTTTAACCATTCTCTAACTTCATTTACTGTTTTAGTTCCCATTTTTTTACCTTTCTTGGTTTGTTTAAATCCTGTATAATTACTACAAAACTAGCTGTTTTGCTACATTTGTAGCAATATTATTAGCTACAAATGTAGCTGTCAAGAAAAAAGGAACTTTTATGGATAATTCTTTTGAATTAAGCTCTAAGTTATTGGGTGAGCGACTAAAAAAAATCAGAACAGATAATGGATACTCAAGAGAGCAGTTGAGTGAGTTATTTGGCATCAGTAGGGCAAGTATTCAAAATTATGAGAATGGGGAAAGAAGTCCGAATGCCGATTACTTAGTTCAGTTTTATAAGCACTTTGGAATTAATTTGCATTGGCTGCTAACTGGAAATAAGGCTGCCAAATTCCAAGATTTCATTGATTCTGTTTCTTCTCCGAGAGAAGAAGTACTACTACACTTGGCTCGCCAAATGGATAGTCGCACCTTGAATCACTTGATTGACTTTCTAATGGATGTTTATGCTAAAAAATAAACAGCACTAAGGAAAACTCAGCTTTTAAGTTCCTTCCTTAGTGAACAGTCGCCTAAATAGAGAAATTTTTTTTTAAATTTTGATTTTGAAATGAAAAATACAAAGGAAGGCTTCTAAACCTCTTCCTTTGTATTTTCCTTTGTCTTGCAAGAATCTACAGGCTGCGATTTAAACTGGCTGCTGACCGGCAAAGGCTTGCCATATCTTGATAGTGCTCGTCCTGAGAATGTCGGAGCCTTCCCCGTATCCGATACAGATACAGGCGCGGTGGATACCTTGGGCAATCCGGTTGATCTGCGTGAGTTTGTCTTTATCCCGCGATACAGCGTAGAAGCGGCAGCAGGGCATGGACAAGCAGTGAATGATGAAAAACCATTATTCTGCATGGCTTTCCGGAGATACTGGATAGAAAACTACGTTACCCGGCAAACAGACAAGCTCTCCGTAATCGCCGTCAAAGGCGACAGCATGGAAGGCATCCTGAACCACGGCGACAACATCCTAATCAACCACGCCGAAACCGAGCCGCGCGACGGCCTGTACGTCCTACGCATAGGAAACGACCTGTTCGTCAAACGCGTGCAACGTATGCCGGGCAAGCTGTTGGTAACATCAGCCAACCCACATTACGCTCCCTTTGAAATAGACCTAAGCCATACAGACGACGACATCGCCATCGTCGGACGCGTAGAATGGTTCGGCCGTACCGTAAACTGATTTTAAAACCCTCTTAAAATAGTTTTAAAAAATTCCCAATCCCGTCAACTTCAAACAAAAAACCGCGCATTCCGGCGCGGTTTTGTGAAAAAGCTGGCGTAACTTTTCCGGATACAAAAAAACGCTGAATA